ATACGAAGAGGTACTGTAGTATTACAACAGGGAGGTTCTGGTAAACAGCTTACTTTGAACCTTAATCAATTAGCTGCAAGTATTACTACTAGGGATTATATCAATTATGTAGAACCAATTCCAGATGGAATGTTTTCGGCTTTAGCTCAGAGTATAACTGTTACACTTCAATCTTATAGGGAAACCTTAATCAATGGTAAAGTAACGAGTAAAGTTGCTGTTCAACCTGATTTTGATTTGGATTCTACCGTTACCGATTGGGCTTCTGTAGATTTAATTGGTGGTAATCCTACCAATTATGAATATGATTTTGAGGTTTCTGTAAAAGAAAATACTACTAATCAAACTCGGTCTGGTAGTGTAATGTTTTATAATGGTACTGCTGAAGTAGAAAATGGTTGGGCATTTACCCAAGATGCTGCAACAATCTCTACACGGTATGAAATATCTTGGACTGCAAACTATAGTAATGGTACAGTAGAAGAAAACGTAACAGAAGTTGAATTAGAAGGTACTACGGGTATGGAAAATTCTGTAAGGATGGATTTACACATACTAGAATATACTTCTATCAATGGAGTAGAGGGTACTCCTACTTCTTGGGATTCTAGAGCCATAGCTGAAAACAACTCGGCAATAGCTTCACCCAGTAGTCAGGTATCTGCTACTCTACAATCGGATTCTGAAAATGCTTTTATAGGTATTACTAATTCTGTACAGAACTTAGCCGAATACCCTCGTACTCATACCATAACTTTATATAACCCTAAAGTTGTAATTAAGGGTAAAGAGGTAGGGACAGTACCCACTATTACCCTACTAGTAAACCCCATACCATATACTAGAGTTTTTAAATTCGGTTGGAAACAAGAAGGAAGTACCATTACTAATATTACTCTAGCAGGGGATATATATGGTAGTAGTGCTGGTAGTAGGGATATTATATCCTACGTAAGCTTACGAAGAGATGGGGTAGAGTTTACCAAGAAGTACGTCAAACCTACATTCATACCACCTTCTGAAGATTGGTTGCAGGTTATTGATAACGGACAGAACTCAGATAACTCCTATAATTGGGCTTTTAAAGCATTAACCAATAACGAAGGAGATTCTGCAAGAAACCAGCAAGTTAGGTTTGAACAACCCGGTAACGGTAATCAATCTTTATATGCCTATGTTAGCCAAGACCCTAGAGATGAAGGATACCTGTTAGGGAGAGTAAATAATAACGGGCCTAGAACAATTAGATTAAATACCATAAAAGATGAAAATTGGGTTGGTAATACTGATATACGGTCAGGTAATTATTATGGGCTCGGTACATTAGCTCAAGATGCTATCACAATTGAAACCAATATATCAGTGGGTGGTACAGATAGTAGTACTTATACTCAACAAGTAGAATTAAGTAACTTAAAGTTTAGTAAAAGCGGTAGGCCTGTAACTATTAGTAATGACCCAAATCAAACTACTGATTACGAATATCAATGGGAATTATATCCTTCTGCTGGTGTTCCTGCTGGTTTTACAGTAAATATCAGTATGTTATCTAGTGATGGAGATAATGATGATGGTATTCGTTTAGATATAATAAAAAAGAATACTACTGTTTTTCCTATAGAAACCAAAATTGGTATTTTAACTTTAACTCCTAAAGATCCGACTAAGTTACCAATCATTACTTGTGGTGTATATCATAGATATTTCACTTTCACTTAATCCTTGATAATACGATACTATAGCATTATTAATGTATATGGCCATATACGAATAGTTTTAAAAATCAAATTTATGTTTAACAACTTAAAACTCAAAAATTATGGGAGTAGAAGTTAAATCTGGTGGTGAGGGCGTAATCGTCGCTGACCGCGGTTGTAATGATGGTTGCTGTTGTAATGGACGCAATTCAGGCTGGGGCTCCGGTTGGGGTGCATTGGTAGGTGGTGGCTTTGGTGCTGCTGCAGTGTCTGTATGGGACAAAATCAATGACACCAAAGCTGACATTCAGAAAGTAGAGTCTACTGTTCAGGAAGCAAAGGCAGGTATCTATAAAGATATTTCTGATGCTGCCAGAGGAGTAACCCAGGAAATTAGTGGAGTTGCAAAAGATGTTGCTGGTGTTGGTAGAGAAATCCTTAACAATCGTTTCACAACGGAAAGAGGACTTTGTGATTTGGGATACAAAACCAATTCCGATATCCGGGATTCTCGTGACCAAATGGGAGCAGGCTTCAATCGTGTTATGGACCGTCTTTGCCAGATGGAACATGAACAACAGAATTGCTGCTGCGAAACTAAAGGTTTGATTAAAGAAGTGAAGTCCGAATTGGCTCTTCAACTTGAACGTTGCTGCTGTGACCTCAAGAATGGCCAACAGGAAATCAAGTGTCTTATCGAGAACACTGCTAAAGACCAGGAAATTGCCCGTCTCAACCGAGTAGTAGATGCTCAGAGAGACCAGAACATTATCCAGTCAGTAGTTGCAGCTCTTAAGACTACATCCACAACCCCGGCTTAATAATGACCGTCGTCATTACGTAAGCCAGATTAGGAAGGAGTGCATCTTACATAGGTGTACTCCTTTTTTCGTTTATACCCACCTAAAGATAAAACGATATGGAAAGTGAAGAGATTAAGAAAGAACCAACCAATGGAAATCAACTAAAAGATTTTACTATTCAACTTACATTGCCTGCTCCCAATGCCGAGATAGCAAAGGAAGTAGCAAACAAAGCACAGTCACTCATTGACCAATTTGGATACTATCAATTCTTAAACCTGGTAGACTTTATGCAAAGGAATCCAGGTGCAGTATCATTTGGTTTAAACTTAATTAATAAAAGATGAACATGGAAGATTTGATTTTTTCTAAATTGCAGAAAGGTGATACCATATACACCTTAGAGAGAGACAGACGTTCTGGGTATCCAATCTTTGATACCGCTAAAGTATTAAAAGTTGGTGAGAGCAAACCAAGAGCTACTGGCCCAGATGGAAGCTTTACAGCAAATACAGAAATCTCTATTCAAGACTCTGTATCTGCGGTGACTATATACCTTCCTACAGATGCTGCAGAGGGTATTTATAATAATGTTTATTACACTACCGACTTACGCAATATCGTAAACGAAGTAAATATCCAAAGAACTAATGCCGTAAATATTCTAAATAACCGAGATAAATATGAGGCAATAGTTACTGAATGCGATAACATCTATCATACCATTGAAGGTATGTTAACTCCTCAGCAACAACCAGCTCAGGCTTACAAGCAAGAAGAGTTCGAGGCTTTTAAATCTGAGGTAGCAGAGAAGTTATCCATGCAACAAGATATTCTTATGAAAATTGCCAGTGAGTTGGGATTAAATAAGAATAAAGATGGCAAGCAGAAAGGTTAACATAAACCTCTCGAATAATCTATGTGATATTCAGATTTATGTAGACCCTGTTAAACAACGTCAGGCTGAGAGGTTGATTGCCAAGACTCCAAGTATCATGAAGCTCGGATACGAGTTAGGTACTAGAAAGTTTGGCAATCAACTTCTTCGTATAGTAAGGCGTAGTTTAAATAATGGTCTACCTCCACCTGGTTCCAAAGTTTCTTGGCCTCCTCATGCTACTGCTACACTTAAGAAGTATGGAGCACATACTTTATTAAACCTTACTGGTCAATATGCAAGGTCAGTTACAATGGTAACTCAGAAAGATAGAACCTTTGTTGGTCTTCCTCCAGGATTAAGGAAGATAACATACTCTGGTAGAACTTCTCGAAAAACACTTAACCAAATTGCTATCATGTTGGAGTATGGTAGTAGAGATGGTAATCTTCCACCTCGTCCTTTATGGAAACCTGCTTTCGAGGCAGCCGGTGGAAACGTAGTTTTAGAGAAAGAGATACGAAATCAATTAAGAAAAGAACTTAGAAAATATACAAAGTAATGGCAGATTTTGAAGCAGATAAAACATCTGGTACTGGTCCTGCACTCGTAATGGTACATCCGTTAAAAGTGAATGATACAGAAGCAGATAAAAAAGCCATCCTTACCATTACAGTTAATGGAGTACCTAAGACTGTAAATCTTATTCAAAAGAAAGGCAGCCTTAACTACGAATACAAATTAGAAGTAGATAAGGAAGCCATAAACATATTGGGTAAGGGTGGCTCTGATACTTTGGCAATCACTTCTCAACGTAGGGAAATGATTAATGGTACACCCCAAGGAGATTGGGAAAATGTAGAAGTTACAGCAGAATTCCTAGAGGAACCTCCATTTACTGCTGGACTAAGATTTACTGATAATGAAGAAAAGACTCTAGAGGTATCCATTACTTCTAAGAATCATACTGAACAAGCTATCAGTGGAACTCTAACTATCAAACAAGTTGGTGGTTTAACTAAGACAGTAACCGTAACTCAGGCTGCAGGAGAAGTAACTTATAGATATTGGGTAGAACCAGCTAGTGTTAGTATGGGTATACCTAAGGACCAAGTCTTAAATGCTTATGAAACTTCAGTTGGTTTTAGTATTACTGGGTATAGAGGTAAACTGATTGAAGGGGAACAGGTATCTCAAGAAGTTATGGCTTTTAAAATACCAACTGTATCTCAAACTAAACAAGTTACAGAATTTAACAGTGGTACTAAATTATATTATTGGATTACCGATTATGGTAATATAGCCAATTCATATCAAGCTACTCTTTCATCAATGGCTCATGGCAGAAAAGATGCAGGAGCCCTATTCGGTAGTACTTCTGGAGGTTGGGAATGCGTTTTTAGTGATGGAGGTACCTATCAATTTAATGTAATATTAATACCTCAACTTATGTAATCATGGTAAATACAGAAGAAATAGTAGAAAGAACCTTTTATATTTGCCTATTACAAACAGCATTGAAAAAAGGTTTAACCCTTAACCCAGAAGATTATTTACCTTTATCCCAAGAGAATGAAAGAAGATTCCAGGCAGATAAAGATGCTATGCCTAAGTTCATTCCTATCTATGGTATAGGTAACAATCAGGTTAAGGGTGCAAAGACATGCCCTAGAATTACCCTTGAATTGCAAGGATTCTATAATGGTGATATAGGTGTGAACAAATATATCATTGGTGATAAGCTAGAGAGTGGGAACTACCAAGCATCTGAATTTCCCTATGAAACAAAAGATATAACTCTAGATATTCATCTGGTATCCAATACTCAAGCCGATATGAGGTTACTTCATAATATAATGTATGAAGCTTTACCTTCTCGTGGATATGTAAGACCTTATTATAATAACTTAGAAGAATGGGAAGATGGTAGGGTAGCACCTACAGGAAACCTATTTATAGAGATAGGTAATTATTATGACCATCCCGATGAGAGTCACGGTTTACTTGAAAAGGTATATCAGTACACTTGCAAGGATGGTATATTACCAGAGAAACTTGCTGAAGAGGGAGAACTCGTACCAATTCAAGATATATCGGTATTGATGGGACTAATCGAAAAGCAAGAATCAGACTTACTTAACCTTAACGTAAAATAGCTCAATACTAGAGGGTATTAAATAAATGAGTAATTAACTTAATTAGTATAAATATGCCTAATTCACCATCTGTAAATTTCGAGTTTAAGAACGATAACGTTCTTCAAACTACTCCTATGTTAGGAGTTTCATGTGTATTGGCTAGAACTACTAAAGGTCCTTATGATGACCCCTCAGAACTCATCCAATCCTTTTCTCAATTCCAAAGAGTCTTTGGTTCTGAAATAGTACCAGATGGTTCTGTATCAAACATCGAAAAGGCTTTCAATGGTGGTTCTAAGCTTCGTGTTATTCGTGTACTTGGTAAGGGTGCAACCAAAGGTGTAGTATCTGCTCCTTCAAAAGCTAAGGCCGTTGTTCCTAAAGTTGCTGAAGAAGGTTCTCCAGTAGTAGCATCTGCAACTCCCGAAGAACCAACTGCTTCTACTCTTTTCAAGTTTACATCCGGTTCAGTTGCTGTTGGTTTTGGTTTGGTAACCAAAGGTTATGGAGACCCAATCGGTAGTGCTGAAACTTTCTCTGTAAATATCTACAAACAGGCAAACACGATTTACTATCAGGTAATCAGTGCTAATGGCCAGGTACTTGAACAAGGTCCAGTAGTAACCTACAAAACTGCAGATGATAACAATGATACTTCTGTAGATTACCTTGCTCTGAGTGCATTTGCAAAGAACTCAGAATATATCGTTCCGGTATTAACTGAAAAGACAGAGAACATCAAATCTTGGAACAACTTCATCAAATGGTTAACTGATGATGTAGATGGGACAAGAAACCCAATTGATATTAAACTCAATGGTGCTGCTATCACTGCCGATGGAGTAAAATTGAATGGTACAATTGGTAGTGCCGGTAGTACTCCTACGGCAGACGAATGGATTGCTTCTCTGGAATTCGTTAAGGATTATGTAGATGTATATCAAATCTTCTGTTCACACATTGACCAACATCTTGAAGCATCCGCTGATGTACTTAAAGTACACAAGGCTGCAGTAGATATGGTTAAAGAACTGCAAGAATATACCTACTACATTGAAGTACCAAAATATACTACTCACTATACTCAGGGTGACCAACCAAGAGACTTGAAATCAATCATCACTTGGATTCAGACTTGCCTTGGTACTGTAGGTAACAGTAAGTATGTTGCTTACTTTGGTGGTGGTATTAAATACTATAATGCCGACGGTAACTTGGTAGATTCAGATGTTCTTGGTACCATTGCAGGATTAGGAGATGCTTCTGCTTCTCAGTTTGGACCTTGGAAATCATTTGCTGGTATGAATCGGGGCATTATCTATGATGGTAATGGTCCAGTATGCCCAAATTATGGTTCTCCTTCAAGAACTAAGGAACTCAATGAGTTAGCACAGAATTATGCAAATATAATCTGTATCAAAGATGTTCCTAACCAAGGTAAACAAACTTTGCTGTGGCATTGTTTTTCTTCTCAGGTAAAACAGGATTCAGAAAGATTCCTTGCAATTGTAAGATTGAATCTGTATCTCAAAAAGAATCTTAGACCTATTCTAGAAAAGTATTTGGAAGAACCAAATATCTGGAACACTTGGAATAAGATTTATCTAGAAGTTAAACCAATGATGGATAACTTGGTAGATGAAGATGCCATGTCTGAATACACCTGGATGGGTGACCAAGATGCTAACTCGTACAATGACTTATCGGTTAATAATGAAGCCGATGTTCGTCAAGGTAAATACAAAGCAATTCTGAAATTCAAGGATATTGTTCCGATGCAAGAAATCACTATGGGCATCTATATTGACCAAGCATCTAAGTCCGTATCTATTCAGGATATTAACGAATAAAATTAAGAAACAATGGGAGCAAAAGTAAAGAATCCGAGAAAGAAATTCCTTTGGAGTATCACATTCCCTAAGCACCCAATCAATACTTATCTGTTCCAAACTTGTACTTTGCCAGATGTAGAGATTGACCAGGTATCTCATGGGGACGTTAACCGGGACGTTAAGACTGCCGGTAGAGTTACAGTAGGTAACTTAGTAGTTGGTAAACTACAGACTACTGCAGGTTCAGATACATGGCTTCATGATTGGCTGTATTCTTGCCAGGATATGATTGCTGGTGGAGGTTTGGTACCAAGCCAATACTGGGAAAATGTAATCGTAAACGAACTTGCCGAAGATGGAGTTTCAGTACTTAACACCCACCTCTTCGAAGAGGTATGGCCATGTAAGATTACAGGTTTAGACCTGGACAGAATGGCTTCAGAGAACACTATCGAAAGTATCGAATTCTCAGTAGGTACTGTAGATAAGTATTAAAAACGCTTAGTCTATTTTCACTAAGATTTTTAGGTGGGAGGGGTGGGATTCCTAGAAAGGGCTCACCCCTTTCTTGTTGTTACAGCGAACACTATGAACTAAAGTATAACCAAAATAACTTATTTAAACATGGAATTAAATTGTAGAACACATGAGTTCATAACCCCAGCGGGTTATAAATACTCAATCAGGGAACAGAATGGTGCAGATGAGGATATCTTATCTAATCCTATGGATGTAAGAAACCTTATGAACCTTACTAAGTTCATTCAGGCAATTGTAGTTGATACCGACTTTACTCCTAATCGTAGATTAACGGTAGAGGATGCAGACCGTATCCCTTTGAATGACAGATACTGTATCTTATTCCAATCAAGAATCTTCTCACTTGGTGATGAAGTAGAATTTGAATATGATTGGGGCCAAGAAGGCGGAGTACAAACTTACGGTCAATCCTTAAGCGAGATGTTATTCGATAACTATGGAGAATTTCCTACAGAAAAGGAATTGGCCGAAAAACCAAACGCTATCCCTTATTATCCAGAACAAGGTAAGCTTACCGATTACGAAGTAACTCTATCTTCAGGTAAGGTAGTTAAATTTGATTTGCTTACTGGTGCAGGAGAAAGAATGTTGGTTACTTTACCAATAGAAAAACAAACTCGTAATGCAGCATTGATTGCAAGGAACTTACATCTTCAGATTGATGGTAAATGGGAAAAGGTAGAAAGCTTCCATTTATTCTCAGTAAGAGACATTGCAGAGATTCGTAAAACAATATTTGAATATGACCCAGTCTTCGATGGTAACACCGATGTAGAACATCCAAGTATACCTGGAAGAATTGATAAATATCCTATAATGCTTTCACCGACTTTTTTCTACCTGACGGAAGCGTAGACCACCCAGGTACATTCACTTATATATGTAGAGCTGAGGTAGCCATTGACTATCTCAGCTTTTTGCGTCTTCCGTATAGAGAAAGGAAAAGATTTAAGGATATAGCCGATGAGTATTATGAAAACTTAAAAAAGAAAACTAGAAAATGATAGACAGAAGAAGCTTAGTCGAGGTCGGTGTTGCAATGGTATTAAGAGACCGATTCTCTAATGAGGCTGGCAGAATATCGAACTCATTTAGAACAATGATGAACGATATGAATACCTGGAATCGAGGTATTCAAATG